GCGCTTTAATGGCATCAGCTTGTGATTGCGTCAGCAATGAGCCAACCATTAAATCAATACCATCGCGCACGCCTTGATTGCCGACATCAAAGCCAACACGGTTGATTGAGCGCCATGCTTGACGGCAAATAGCAATCTGTGCGATTTGATCCGGTGTCATTTCAGCAACGACTGGTGTGTTAGCGACGCCTTCCAGTTGCAGCATGAAGAGAGGGCCAGCGGGATTACCAAGGGCAAGCGAGATGGCACCATCACCAATCTCTTTATTGACTACCTTAGTACGCCCTTGTGACAGCGCATCAGCAATCGCACCGTGGTCATCTAGCGGCATGGAGAGGGCCAGGATTTCAGCGAGCGTAATCATGATTAGGTATTCGACGCGTTGAGGGTGAATGACGAAATCGTGATGGTCTGGCCGGAAGTGACCGCACCATTCAGCGACAGGTCGCCAGAGCTAACACCGGAAGTGCCTTGCACATGCACGGTCGAACCCGCGTTATTCTTGATGCGGAAATGTGTCGGCGCAGTCGCAGAGCCACCCGATGCGGTGCCTGTCCATGATCCTGCGAGGACTTTGCTGGTGCCCGAGGCTGCGGCCATCCAGTCAGCAGGCAGCGTCAGCGTTGCCAGTAGCGTGCCGGTGTCAGCAGCGCCACAGTTAGCGGGGGCAGCGCCGGAGAAAATGTACAGCTTAGCCGATGCGCCGGCTGAAGATTCAACCAGGTCAAGCTGGCCGAGATAGATCGTGTCTGAGTATTGAATAGCCATTGTTTATTGCTCCTTGCGGTAAGCGGGGGGAAGTTGTTTGCGCTCTATCTCGGCCATGAAGCTCTTGCGGCAATGGTCACGGTCAAAGAACAGGGCATTGATGTATTTCTGGGTCTTGCTGTTTGTTCTGTACGAACGTGCGGAAAGCGTCTCGTCGCTGTACCCGCCGAGTAGCGTGTTCGCGAGTTGATCAATCGCGATGGCGATCTGCATCAGTTTCATTTCTTGAATGAACCAGCGATATTGCTCAGTTTGACGAACGAGGTGATCAAGGCCTCAAGCTGTGGCCAGAGGTTGCCGATGTCGCCCACTGCCTGCTCTGCCAACTGACGAACAAGGGTGAGCTTGCTAGCACCTTGACCCGACTCAGGGATCAGCTTCTCGACAATCTTGACGATTTCGATGATGGTGAGGACGATCTGTAGGTATTGCATGTCAGGCTCCTAAAACGTGCATTCGATACCAGGACTAACCCCGGCTTTTAAAAATGTCTGCATCAAATCCTGCGTCATGACTTCCTGTAATGTCGGAGGGTTCAAGAGGCTCAGGCTTGGCTGGCAGTCCGATTTTGTCGGTAGTAACGACATGCACCCCGCTGCTAAGCAAAAACAACACAGCAGCAAGGCCAGAGGCCAGCGCTTCAATGACATGAGAATCCAGATCGAGGCGATACCCAAAGGCAGCAGCAACAGCCAAAGCAGAGGTAACAAGGCCAGCCAGAACAGAACTAGTCGCGCCAATGTTTTTCCAGAGCATAGGGTTAGCAATCATCTTCCCCTTGCGAAATACGTCCAGAGCGTCAGGTATCAGCATTATTTTCCATCCTCAGAAAAATGGGCAGTCTCTCCAGAAATGGTATAATTCTTCTTAACCATTTTGAGGTGCCTCCCCATGATTACAGCTATTTGCGAACAATGCTCTTCCCCATATGAAACTCATGCTTGTTGGTATAAGAAACACAAACACCACTACTGCTCCAAGGCATGCAAGGACCTGCACCACGGGGTTCTTTTTAGTAACGAGAACCACCCGCAATGGGTTGGAAGAAGAATTAGCAAGGGGTACGTTATGATTCATGACAAGTCGCACCCAAACGCTGACCCGCAGGGCTATGTTCAGGAGCATGTGGTTGTTATGTCTGAACACATTGGGCGGGCGCTTACTGATGTTGAGGTTGTGCACCACATCAACCACATAAAAAACGACAACCGCCTTGAGAACCTTGTACTCATGCACTACGTTGACCACAATACGCTTCACGCAAGGGAGCCACGACCAAAAGGCCCAAGTCGCGCAAAACCGAAGCCAATCGCGCAATGCAAAAGTTGCGGCAAAGACTTCCCAGTACTGTACAAGGGGAAGATTTTCTGCAACCGCAAGTGCTTCGGGGCGTCCAAGAAACTCCCCGCGATCATCTGTGCTACATGTGGCAAGTCTTTCGTACCGGCTCTTAGCCACTACGTAACGTGCTCCCATTCGTGCGGAGCAAGGTTGCGTGTAAAGCGCCGGAGAGAACATCTAGCGTCCATCCTCTGAGAAGTGGGCGGTTTCCCGCAGTCTCCCTGTAAAACGTCCGCTCCACTTGAGGCCGACAGACTCGGCAATCTCACCCATCTTGAGGTAGGTCGCTGCGTCGTTCCACTGCGGCTTACCGTGCAGCAACGGAACGCAGTCGAAGGCTTTGGACTTGCCCTCTTTCCCCGGATTGTGGCTGGAATAGCCCGCGCGAGCATTGGTCACAATCGGCCCCGGCTTAGTGCGGCCATGGGAATACAGCTCATCCTGTTCTGCGTTTGAACGCAACGTGCAGTAAATCAAGCAGTCAATTTGAGCCTGTGCGCACTTGTCGATGAACTTGACGGTCAGTTCGCGCATGCTTGGCGTTAGGTCGTCGATTGAACGGGAGCTCATGCGATTTCCGCTAATACCTGAACGTCGGTTTCGTGGGCGGCTTCGATGGCGTCGACAAGCACGCGGACAGCATGGCTGTCTGGAAGCAAGCCACGCTGCGAACGCACTCGACCCACCACAATCGCGCAGAGATCATCATCCCCAGCGAATCCAATACCATCGATGAAGGGGAGAACGCGCCCGAAGTTGTGCGCATATCGCGCTTCGACCGGATAACTTCCGGGCTGTAAATCTTTGCTTGCATCTTGAGTGACCTCATAATGACAAAAACGGACGTTATCGATGTACAGCTTGCCGTGTTCAAAACTGAGTTTCATTCGTCACGCCCGAAGTAAGATGCAATCCAAATCAGGGCAATGACTACCCCGGCGTAGGCAGCAACAGCGGCAAGCGTCATCATTGGTGCGCCTCATAAACTAGCCAGACTGCCACGGCGATGAATGCGATCAGACCTGTGCCGAAAATGATTTCACCGCTCATTTGATGTGATCCTTGGCCCAGGCCCAGACCGCCCATAACATCGCGGCGCCGCTGGCCAGCATGGGGATGATCAGCTTCGAGCCTTTCCATAGTGAAATCAGCTCATCGAGCGCGGGCTTGATTGCGTCTTCCTTAGCAATGTGCGCCGTCATCGTGTCGCGGATTTCAAGCAATATCTTGTCTTGGTTATCGAGACGGCGATGGACGTTTTGAATAGCTTCGTGGTCGGTCATTTAGGCCACCGAAAAAATAAAGGTTTCGATCATTACGTCACCATCCTTGACGAGCTGTTTTGTTTTGAATGCCATGTCGGGTTTTGGCTTGTCCGATCGGTGGCCGGCGGTGCCGGTTAGCACGCGGCGCAGGTTTTGGCCGTAGGCTTCAAAGCGAAACGGCACGCCGTCGTTTTCGGCAATGGCCGGCGCGAATGGGTAGCCGGTTAAAACGCCGTCTTGCGATGCGTTAAACCCGTTGAATTTTGCGGAGGCCAGGCGCTTGCCGTCTTTGTCGAATATTTCGACCATGCCACCTTCAAGCATTTGGGCCATTTCATCAGCCAGGCGGTTTGCGGCGTAGGGTTCAAGCTGCATCGCCGCTCTCTATGTCGACTTCGCGCATTTCAATGCTGCCATCGTCCAGGCGGCGACCGACGCGCATGGTGGGTTTTCCGGGCGGGGGCAAATGTACGGTGAGCTGCGGCGGCTGTTGGTCTTTGAGGCCGGCATAGATGCTTTTTGCCAAGCCACCGATGGCGCCGATCATTTCTTCGTTGCTGCGATCTTGAAGCTGACGGGTTGGCGCTGTATCCGGCTTGGTTGGCTCAACGGGCGCCGCGCCGGCTTCGACAGCGATCACATCGGAGATAATGCCGAGGCTTTCCAGTAATTTGCGCTCGGCGGCGATTTCGGCAAACACTTTGTCGGGGTCTTCGCCACGGGTGCGGATGGTTTCGCTAATGCTGACGATACCGGCGGCGATTTCCTGCCGGGCGGCGTTGACGTCTTTGAGCGGGTCGACCCACTGGCGGCGCGGCGGCGTCCAGGAGGCTTGGGCGATTGGCGGCTTTTTGATGACGCGCAGGGCATAGGCGGTTTTTGACCAGCGTTGCCAGATGGGTTGCAGCATCATCGGCACCAGGGTGTGCCATTGGAGCATTTCGACGGTGCGGTTGAATTCGATCATGCCGGCGCGGATGCTGGAGTAATTGACGCCGGTTAGGTCGCCAGTGAGCTGCTCATAGGTGATGCCGATGCCGGCGGCGATGGCGCGTAGTTGCGTGCGGGTGTAGGCGCCGTAGTCGCCACCGTTGGCCGGTGCGCCAAATTGAATATCTTGACCCGGCTTGAGGTATTGAATGAGGCCGGCGCCCAGAGACTCGATTCGGTTGCCGTTGACGTCCGTGGTGCCTTCAGTGAGGCCGACGCCCGTATCTTCGGTGGTGACAATGGCGCTGAAACAGGATTCGATACCTTTGCGTACCAGTTCGGCCTCTTCGTAATCGTCCAAATCGCGCATTTTGAGCAGGACGGAGGCCATGCGGGACACGCCACGGGTTTGGCCGGGCCTGCTGCGTTCGTAAATGTGCAGGACTTCTTCAGCGGGGACGCGCTTGGATTCGAGCGCCGCGCCGCGATTGACTGAATCGCCGGGGTGTTGGTTGTAGAGGTGATAGGCAACGCGCTTGCCGATGGCATTGTATTCAACGCCGGCGACGATCCATCCGCCACCTTTGAGGGCGCCGACTTTGGTGGCGTCGAGGTAATCTGGCTCTAGCACTTGTAATTGAAGCGGGACAATCAGGCCGTCTTCTGGCCGGCGCTCGCGGTAACGAATCAGGCACTCTCCGGATTCAAACATGCAGCGCATGACCAGCGCCTGAATGCCGTAGAAATCTAGCAGGCCGTCTGCGTCACATTCGGTGATCCATTGTTCCCATGCCTGTTTTGCTTCGCCCACTTTGGCGGCGATGCCGGTGCCGACGACATTGGCGACAAAGACATCGCGGGCGCGGCTGGCGTAGGGGTTGTCGCGCACCAGGGCGCGGGCGCGGTCGCGGAGTTTGACGGCGCTGCTGCTGACTTCGGCGTCGGCACTGGTGGCGCCGGTAATCCACCCGCCGGTGCGGCGCCCGGTTTTTGCGCCTTCATAGGCGCGGGCTTCGGTGATTTTTCCAATACGCGAGAGCGCTTCACGGGCGCGGACACGCTTGAGGCCGGATTCCGGGCTGAAGATGGAAACGAGTTTATCGAGCGGGTTCATCAATTTCGTACCCGCTGCACGTAGCTTTGGGTGGTGGGGCGCGTGACCTGGCCGGCGGTGGCGAGGCTGGCCTCAATGACGTTGCGCGCTTTGATCAGGTCGCTGATTGAGCGATAGGTGACGCTGCGCCCATCGACTTGCACGGTTAGCTCGCCCGTGGCGATAGCGGACTCAATGGCCGCGAGGTGGTCGGTGGTGTATGCCATGGTTCCCTATTTCCGTTGATGCCCTGTACTGCCCGCGTCGATTGTCGCCGGGCTGGCACGGACAAAAATAGGGAAAACTGTCCGGCTAACGACCTTTTCTCACTCGTCTTACAGTGCGCTCATTGACATCGAACATCAGCGCAATCTCTTCTGCCGTGCCGGTGGCTGCCCTGATTGCATCCCGGTAACAAGGCCCACGTTTTTTGATGTAAATCATCTCTCCAGAGAAGCGAAAGCGCAGCGTTTCGTCTATTTTGTCTTTGTCTTTTTTGCTGATCTTGGCAATTTCTGCGACGGATTCAATAACGGCGGTTACAAAATCATCTTGCTGCATGGCGGCTCCGAATTCTTGAAAGGAGGTTGTTGCTTCGGGTTTGGCTGGGGGTTGGGGTTGGTGCTTCTGATTTTTTTGGGGTGATTTCGGCGTTGACCGTGACACATTCGCCATCGATAGCGCGGCCTTGGGGTGCGATGCCGGCCAGGCGCAGGGCGGCGAGCGCGTAGACCAGGCAGTCCAGTGCTTCATTTCGCGCGCGGGTTTTGATCCACTCCTGGAACGGGCGCGTGCCTTTGATGCGGGTGACCAGCTTTTCGCCGCCGAGCTGGGCGAAATATTCGTCATCAAATGCGGCAGATTGCGGGAAATGGACGTAGCCGGCGCCGTGTTTTTGCAGTTTCAGGCGCTGGTAAACGGTCACTTTGGCACCGTCGACCCCGACCGGCTCAACGGGTGCGCCTTTTTTGCGCTTGGTGCGCAGGCGCTGTTTGCGTTTTTTGTCGTCTTCAACCACCGGGCGCGCCATGCCTTGCACGCCTTTGACGGCAAAGCACCAGGCGAGCGGCTTGACGAAGGCGTAGACGGCGCTGGCGTTGTAGCCGCTGTCGATGGCGGCGACGCGCACGCCGTATTCCTTGAGTTCTTCGTGCAGTTCAAGATAAACACCGGGCGCGGTGGTGTCGCCGGGGATAATCAGGTGATCAACTAGCCAGCCCTCTTCGCCATCGCCCCAGGCGACGATGGTGGCTTCGAGGCGGTCTTTTTGGACGTCGACCCCGGCGGTAATCAGCAGGCCGGCCACGTTTTCCAGCCCGTAGGCTTCGAGGCGGGTTTGCAGGGCGGTGGCTTCGATGCTGTCGCCGATTTCCTTCCAGACTTCGCCCAGGTAGGTATTCACAAAGGCTTTAAGTTCGGCGCTGTCGCCTTGGCAATTCAGCCATTTTTGAGCGATTTGCTTCCAGCCGAGGCCGAGGCCAATCGGCGCATAGAGGGCGTTGAGGTGGTAGCCACGTGCCAGCGTGATGTTGGGGCGGTCGGCGATCCAGCGTCCATGGGTGAGCATGTCGGTTTTGTGGCCTTCGTGGATTTCTCCACCGCATTCACGGCAAACCAGCCAGGCGTCGATCACTTGCGCGGCTTCGCCTTCCGGCGTGCCTTCGGCGTGCGGGGCGGTGCGGTATTTGAGCATGGGCCATTCCATCGGCCATTCGGCGGCGCAGTGCGGACAGGCGACGTGGTAGCGGCGGCGGTCGCTGCGTTTGTAGAGTTGGTCGATGCGGCTGGCGCCATCGACGGTGGGGGTGCTGACGTAGTAGCCCTTGGCGCGGCTGTAGGTGCGCTGGCGGTTTTCGATCAGCGTCATCGGGTCGCCCTCGCCGCCGACGTCCCAGGGGAAGGCGTCGACTTCATCGCAGATCACATACGGCAGGTGATCGGAGCGCAGGGAGTCGGGTGAGTTGGCGCCGGCTTTGATGACACGGGCGCGGGCGCCGTATTCGAGCAGGTCGCCCCGGTTTGCCTTGTTGCGGCTGGCGGTGACGGTGAGTTCGGCCAGCGCTTCGGTTTCTTCCAGCATTTTGCTGAGGCGCGGGTTGAATGAGCGGTCGCGCAGCTCGAGCGTTGGCACCACCACCAGCAAATCCTTGTTTTGCAGGTGGTGCATGATGTAGCCGAGCCAGCAATACATGGCCTCGGTGCCACCTAGGCCGCTGGATTTGATGAATGAGACGGTGCGCACGGGCGAATGTTCGCTGAGGCTGTCCATGATTTCGCGCAAGTAGGGCGTTAGCGCGGTGTTCCAGCGGCCGGGTGCGTTGGTGCCGGATTTTATCCAGCGGTGGCGGTCTGCCCATTGGCTGACGGTGAGCAGGTCGCGCGGTTTTGCGCCGCGCTTGAAGCGTTCGCCGAGTTCCGGCAGCGCGCCGCTGGCGGCTTCGACATCGCAGCCGATGCCGGTGAGCAGCTCGTGGGCGGCGTCGGACATCAGGTAGTGCACGCGGGTTTCGTCTTGCGTTCCTTCTATCGCCGATAAAAAGCGCTCGACCATGGCGTCGACCGCATTAAGCAGGACGGCGCGCACCGAGGCGGCGGCGCGGGCGAGATCGTCGGCGCTGCGCGTGGCGGCCAGCGCTTTGTCGTAGTCTTCGCGGGCAGAGAGCGCCCGGAGTTTGTCGCGCTCGGTTTGAAGTTCGGCGATGGTGGCCATGGGTTAGCCGGGGAATTTCTCGCCGGTTTCGGCGTTGACCGCGACGTTGCCGGTGTATTGCTGCCAGCGGCGGACGGCAACGTCGACGTAGGCGGGGGATAGTTCCATGGCGAAGCAAATGCGGGCGGTTTGTTCGGCGGCGATCAGGGTTGTTCCGCTGCCGCTGAATGGTTCAACACATAAACCACCTGCAGGAATGGTTGATTTAATACATCTGGCAATCATGTCCACCGGCTTTGGCGTAGCATGACCATGGCGAACTTCGCCAGTCACTCGCCCAAACTCCCACACATCGGTCATATTGTCGTGGGTGTTGTCGAAATAAGCGCGGGTGGCGTAAAAGTCGCGCTTTAATGCGTCGTGGTCGCGCTTGAATGCGTCGTGGTCGCGCTTGAATGCGTCGTGGTCGCGGGCAGCTTGCTGAATTTTTTTATAATGCTCTGCTGTTATCAGCGTCCATTGGCTTTTTGTAACCCAATGGCTTCCCATTTGCGTTCCAGTTACACGGTTTAAATCCCTTACCGTCCAGCCGGCCTTTTTCATTTCGGCATCAAGATAGCCGCGCACAGGTTCCCATCCTTCCCAATAATTGTCGGAATTGGTGTTGAAACCCTGCTCGCCGAGGACAAAGAAAAGGCAACGCTCTGTTTGCGGTGGGTATCCGCGCATTTCTGCCGATGTAATACCAAACCCGCCTGCCTTTTTCCAGACGATTTCATTTCGCAGCGTCATCCGCTCAGAGATGGATAACCCGCCTTGATACCAAAGCCGCCAAAGTTCCGGCGCGTTTCCCCATATATATGCGCTGGCGTTGTCTTCTGCGTGCGGCCTTAATACCTTCCACCACGCCATCTGGAACGCATCCAGCTTGTCGGCGTATAAGTTATCGTTTTCTACACCGTCTTTTTCTTTTCCCATGCCATATGGCGGGTCGGCATGAATCAACGCGGCTTTTTTCCCGTCCATTAAGGCGTTGACCGCAACAGACGAGGTCGAATCACCACACATAATCCGATGCTTGCCCAGCGTCCATATATCGCCCAACTTGCTGATGACCTCAGCCTGCACGGCGGGCGTGGCGTCGGCGTCGGTGTTGCCTTCTGGCGTAGCGTCCAGGCTGGCGATCATGGCGTTGATGTCTTTGTCGTCAAAGCCGGTGAGGTCGAGATCAAAGCCCATGTCTTGCAGGTCTTTGAATTCCAGCGCGAGCATTTGCTCATCCCACCCGGCATTGGCGGCGAGTTTGTTGTCGGCGATGACATAGGCGCGTTTTTGCGCTTCGCTGAGGTGGCCGAGGCGGATGCACGGCACGCTGTCCATCTCCAGCTTGCGCGCCGCCATGACGCGACCGTGGCCGGCGATGATGCCGCCCTGCCCGTCGATCAGCACCGGGTTGGTAAAGCCAAACTCGACAATGCTGGCGGCGACTTGCGCCACTTGCGCGTCGCTGTGCGTGCGGCTGTTGCGGGCGTAGGGGATGAGCGCATCGAGCGCGATGTTTTCGATTTTCATTGGGCTGTCCTGAGGGCTTCGGTGAGTGCGGCGTCAAATTGCGCTGGCCATTCGCGCAGGGCGATGGCTTTGGCTTTGCCTTGAAAGTCAAAGCGCGGTTTGTAGTGGGCGGCGGTTTGCGGAAAGATGATCAGCGGGATCAGCGCGCCGTTGGCGATCTTGTAGATGCCGCGCGGCCAGTTTTTGCCGGACTGGTCTTTGGGGTCACCGTAGAACAAATCCAGCTTGGCCGAGACTTTGACTTTGCGGCTGGTGGCTTTTTTCAGCCCTTGCTCTTTGCGGGCGACGGCGACGAGCTGGGCGATGATGCCGCGCGGGATGTTGCCGTATTCGTTGAGCTTGATGGCCGCCGGTAGCTTGAGGCCGGCTTTACCGGGCTGGCGGGTGCCGCCGGCGATCTGGTATTCCATGTATTTGGCTTGCGCGGCCATGAATCCGACGGTGGTTTCGAGCTTTGCCTTATTGGCATAGCTGAGAACGCGCACGCCCCTTTTGGTGAAGGGCGTCGGTTTATCAATGGCGCGCTCTATTTCTGCTGGCATGGCGTCGGCAATGGCTTTGCCGGTGGCGTTGAGGGCTTTGCTGGCGGCAAAGGCGACTTGCTTTCCCAGGCCAGCGACGTGCGCTTTGACGGCTTCCAGCCCTTTGATGTCGACTTGGATTTTCATCGCCCTGCCCTTTCCCGCTTTTGCAGGTCTTGCAGGCATTCGCGCCAGGCTTCGCAGGTTGGGCCGAAGTTGGTTCGCGTGGCGTAGTTGCAGCCGGTGCAGATTTCGCCGGGGTAGTCGCGTTGTGGCTGGTTGCGGGCGTGTGCCAGGCAGAGGGCGCGGTCTTGTTGCTCGCGCTCTTGGCCGCGTTCGATGTCGTCCATTTAGCGGATTTCCTTTTTTGGTTTGGCCCATGGGCCGACGTGGGTTTCGTTGAGGGCGATTGTTTTGTTACGGTCAACGGTGAATTTGCAGCCGATTTCCCGCCCGTTTTCGCGGGCGTAAAAGTCGCTGCTGCCGGCCATGCCGTTGCGGATGGACGGGTCGATCTGGTCGCGGCCAAATGCGTCGCGCAGTTCGTCGATCCAGGCGGCGACGGTGGGCATGGTTTTGCGTAGGGGCTTGGTCATTGGCCGGCCTTTCGCATGCGGCGCAGGGCGGCGGGGAATTCGGCTTTGAGGTGGCGGCGCAGGGTGGCGAGTTCGCTGGCGAGCAGGCGGCGGCGTTCTTCTTTGCTGCTGGCGACGGCCAGGCGCGGGGCGGTTTGGTCGATGACGCGCTCGATGCTGGCGCGGAGCATGGCGCCGAGGCCGGTGGCTTCGTGGCGGATTTGCTCGAGCGGGTAGCGGGCGTGCCGGCGCAGGGCGATTTCCAGCTTGATGCTTTGGTTTTCAAAATGCAGCAGCAGGGCCTTGTAGCGCGTTCTGTTGCTTTCCCCGCCTTCTGCTATATCCGGCGCAACGTTTTCGCGCTGTGGCGCAACGCTGACAGTTTGGCCGCGCTTTTCGGCGTGCTTTTCGGCCATGTCGGTGCGGTGGCCTTGGGTTTGTTGCCAGAGTTTCAGACTGGGTTCAACGAGGATTTGGCCGTTGTCGGATTTGACGAGGCGGCCAGCGGCCAGGGCGCGGTTGATGGTGGAGCGATTTACGCCCAGGCGACGGGCGAATTCGGCTTGGGTTTCGGTTTTGGCGGTCATTGGCTTGTCTTTTGGGTTGACGTTCCAGACGTTCCGGGCGACGTTCCATAGGTGACCGCTTGTAAGTCTTTGATTTTTTGTATACGTTCCAGACGTTCCAGACGTTCCATAGGGGGTACACGTATACGCGAGGGGCATGTGTGCATAGGTGTGGTTTTGTTGTGTGTGATGTGTACACGTGCGCGGGGGTATGGAACGTCTGGAACGTCTGGAACATGCCTTGTGCCGCAAGGGTTTCCGGTTTTGGGGGTATGGAACATTGCCTGGAACGTCTGGAACGTCAACCGGCGCCAGTGAGCGCTTGTTGAAACTCGAAAAAACAGTCGGTGAGCCACTGCGACTGGGTTTTGTCGCTTGGGGCGGTGGCGCTGGGCGGCATGATGGTGGCGAGTGGGCGGGTCTTGCCCATGTAGTGCGTGTTGTCGTAACGGTGGTGTTTGGCGTTTGACCAGCCAACGCGCCGCCCTATTTTGCTGATGAAGTCGGGCGCCCGCCGGGGGTGCCGTTCGCCGTTGGTTTTGCACCAGGCTTCGTAGGCGCTGTAGATCTGGCCGCTGCCGCAGGGCACGAGCGGGTAACTGGTTTGCCCTTCTTCCCATTCGTCAATGAAGCGGTCGTCGCTGGCTTTTGAGAGGGCGATGAGGTCGTGTTTGGCAATGGTCATTGGCGGCGGGGTGTGTGGGCCGAAGTCACCAAGGTCTAGATTGAGCAGGTAGTGGTAGAAGGCGGCAACCCCGCCGGTGTCGAGCTCTTTTTGAACGTCGAGGTAGTATTGCTTTGTCAGGGGTGGCGGCGTCCAGATGACTAGGTGCCGGCGATCATCGTTGTCAAGCGGGAGCGGCATGCCTTCGTTGGATAGAAAGGCGAGCTGTAGTTGGTTTTTTTGGCGATAGGCGTCGGTGAATACTTTGCGGATGCGCAGGCGCTCGCCGGTGACCAGTTCCTTTAATTCATTTTTGAGCTGCCATTTGTCGGAGGAGTTGACGACTTCCTCGGCCAGCACGAAGAGTTTGTTTTCCCAATCGGCGTTGAAGTTGTCTTGCAGCGCTTTTTGATCGAGCACGACCGAGTAGTCACGGTAGGGGTGTCCCATGCCGTAGATTTTGGCAAGTGCTTTGAAGACCATGCTTTTGCCGGTGCCTTGCAGGCCGTGCATGATGACGGCGCTGGCCATCTTGGCGCCCGGATGTTGCAGCGGATAGGCCATCCAGCAGAGCAGCCAGTATCCAATTTCTTCGCCCTTGCCTTCGCCGTTGCAGAGGTAGTGGATCAGTTCAAGGATGCGCCCGTAGTTGCCTTTTTTGGCTTTGAGCGGCCAGCCCTTCCAGGTGTTGAGCTTGACGTATTCATCCTCGCCGCTTGGGTCAAAGCCAATTTGGTCGACGTAGTAGCTGCCGCGCTCGATCCAGACGGGGTGGCGCTTGATGTCGTCGCCCTTGCTGCCCGCTGGCATTAGCGCGGCCATCTGGTCGCGATGTACCAGGTCTTTGCGCCATAGGTCGAACAGGCATTTCCCTTTGCCATCGTCGATAGGTACGAACCTGCCGACCGCTTCATCCAAGGTCATGATGCTGACGGCGGCTTTGCGCCCTTCCCCGCTCCCCTCTGATGATGACCCCGCGCATGTTGCGAGTGCGTCGCGCCAATTCAGGCTGTCGAGCTTGGCGTTGATCTGGTTGGCCAGGACGAGGGGGAGACCTGTGAGGGCGGCGAGATCGTTGTAGTCGGTGAGCTTCTTGCCGTTGCGCTGATCGATGCCGTCGGCGTTGGTGAAATCGGGCTTGGTCCAGTTGCTGCCTTCAATCTCGGCGCTGGCTTTTGACGCGGCGCTGATGCCTGGGTTGCCATCGGTGAGGTAATCATCGTCGGCACAAAACAGAATCTTGAGTTTTGCGTAGTGCTTGCGTAGCAGCTTTCCGGCTTTGCCGAGGTTGTTGGCGCTGAAGGCGTAGGCCACTGCCTGGCCGGTGGTTTCGTGCAGGCTGGCGGCGGTGGCGTAACCTTCAGCGATCAGCAGCACGCCGTCGCGGCGCACGTGGCCGATCAGCCCGAAGGTGCCGCCCATGCCCATGCCGGACGGCCAGAATTCTTTGTCACGCTCGATCTTGATCCGGCGCGGGTGGCCAGCCGGGTAGATAAATTGCAGGCCGCAGACGTTGCCGTGCTCGTCGTGCATCGGCACCACCAGCGCGCCATCGGCTTGTTTCAGGCGGTAGATATTGGATTCATCAATGCCGGTGAGCAAAATGTCGGCGCTGTCGCCCAGGATGCGCAGGCCGTGTGGCTTGATCTGCTTGCGCGTCAGGTAGTCATGATCGGCGACCGGCGCACAGCTTGACCAGACGACCGATGCCCAGCGCGCCGCCGTCTTGGCTTCAGCCAGGCGGGTCTGAGCGATACGGCGTTGCGCTTCTTTATGCGCCTCGCGCATGGCGGCGATGTCTTCTTGGCTCAAGGCCGGCTTGTCGCCATCCTTTGCCGGAAGCTCAACGCGGATACGGCCATCATCATTGCCATGCCACACGCCGTAGTCGCCGACGATGTATGTGGCGCCCGACTTCGACGTCCACTCGCGCAGGCGAGACCACCCGCGCTTTTCGTGATCCTCGCCTTCAGCCCGCCAGCGCTGAATCACCGAGTCAAATCGCAGCGACTTGTCAATGACAAGCCCCGCCACCTCCAACTGCTTAACTACGTCGTCCAGGTTGATATACATGTTGCCTATCCAATCAGGCCAAACCCTAGCGGAATCACGCGGTGCGAATTACCCGCACGCGAGGATGCTAGGGAGGACCCGCCATCTGGTTTGTTGTTGTGTTGTGCGTTCATGTTGTGCGCACACTCTCTGCCTGCTGCCTGCATGGGGCGCGGGGTTATTGTTGGGACTGATCTGGTGCCGGGGTGGGCATAGCGTCGGCGCTTTGATCTAGCGCAGACTGAGCATCAGATCGGATACGAACGAGGAGCAAGCGCCGCATGAAAGCTGATTGCGTGATGTCGTCATCCTCTGCCATGCGCACCAGGTGCAGGTATTGGTCGGCGGTCAGTCCTACCTTGACGATGATGTCGTGGCCTGGCTTGCTCATGGGTTACTTGCCTTGGAATAAAAAGGCCAGGGCCGAAGCCCCGGCAAAGGCGATTGACCCGAGGGGGGATAGGTCAAGCGGCAGAGAAAAGGTGGCGCGCATGTCAGGCGGCCTGCTGTTGGTTGGTATCAAAGAGGTCAGGATAGGCAAGGCGCAGGTACATCAAACGGGCATCGGGGATGCCATCGTTTCGCCACTTTGATACCGCTTGGCTGGATACATTGAACAACTTGGCAACGGCAGTATTGCCGCCCAGTTGGTCAATGATTAAGGAGTCGATATGTTTCATATGCGCCATTGTAACCATAGTTGCACCGTAAACGCAAACCATAGTTGCACAAATATCTGTAACGATAGTTACATGGGAAATCATCTTGCCAATAGGTTCAAAGAAATCCGCACCGCTGCCGGTGATACGCCTGCCAGAGCTGCGGAGAAGATCGGCATCTCGCGCCAGGGTTACGTCAAGTGGGAGAACGGCGATACCAAAAACATGACGCTAAATAACCTGCTGATCTTCTGCGATAAATATAATGTCGAGGTTGAGCCGCTGATTCGCTGCGCTCGCGCTGACGATGGCAAGGCCGGCGCGGTTTATTACCATGACAAGGCCACCGTTCTGACGCTACAAGAATCGTCGGCCGGCGATGTGATCGATTTCCCCAACGGCCACCTAACTGAACTAATGGCCATTGCCAGGAAGATCAACGACACCGGGCTGATCCGGCTCACTGAGCGCGCCGCGCAACTGGCTGAAGATTACCCGGTGCAGTCATTAGGAAATGCCCCGTCATCTCATTGACGGATTGGCGCAGCACGAATATATGACAAATAGCATATACGACAAAGGCAATAATTCACACATTGCATATTGATTGCAAGGCAGCATCAAAGTAGCATTGGGCTTTTACCAGTGAGAATGATCATGGAATTAGCCCCGTTCATAACCTTGATGATTGCTGTGTTTATCTATTTCGTCCCGGCAGCCACCGCGCATAGTAGGAAACACCCAAACACCACTGCCATATTTATGCTTAATTTGATATTAGGCTGGACAATACTTGGCTGGATTATTGCATTGGTATGGGCATACATGAAGCAAGCCACACCGGCCCAGGCCGAGTCACCCGATACGCACGTCAAATGCCCGGATTGCCGTGAGCTAGTGCTGAAAGACGCCCGAAAATGCAAGCATTGCGGGTGTGCGCTGATGCCCCAATAACCCGCAAACAATAGAAATCCGCTTGATAGCGGTTTTTTTTCGCTTTGGATAGCAACCATAGTTGACGAATGGTGGCTTATGTGTAACTATGGTTACGCCCCAACAAACGAAAGCCAACCATGACCCACCACGAAACCCAACTCAAAGCAGCCTACCAGCGCTCGGGCTTGTCGTTTCTCGGCATGTCGTTCGCTCAGGCAGTCAGCATCAAGGCCATCCGCATTGCGCTTGAGTGCGCAGTGAAGGCCGGCACCAAGGGCAAACCGGCGCCCATTCAGCCGGGTTTGATTTGAGGGTTTTATGATGAAAACCACCCTAAAAACCACGTTGACCGTAACGCTTCGCTTTTTCCGCCGTATCGGCTTGTGGATTCAAATCCGTGCGCTTGAAACGACGATGGCGGGGCGTGAGCAGGTGTTCCCGCTGGTGACTTGCCGCGTGACGCTGGCGGGCATGGAGATGATGCAAGCCATTGCCGCTGCTGAGGTGCGTCGGCTGAAGCGGGAGTATTTGGCATGACGACCGCTCAATACCGCCAACGCCAGCGCGAGATTAATGACTTTTACGACCGCGCCGCTGGCTGGTTTGTGGGCATCACGTGCACGCTGGCCATGCTGGTTGTTGGGGCTTATGTCGTCAAGGTGATGCTGTGAGTGTGCGGCTATCCGAAATTGCGGTGATTAAGGCGATGTTGGATTCGCTGATTGCCACCGAGGAAAAGAGCCTTGAGGAGATTATCCGTAATCACCAGTTTCACAGCATGGAGGCGCGGCGCTTTGAGATGCGCATGATTGAAGCTAACAACGCCCGCAATCAATGGAAAACTTTACTTAAAGGATTGTCATGAGCAGCAAACGTAAGCAGATTTTGAAGGCTATTGCCTTGTCGGGCAGCGCCACGATGGATGATTTGGTGCTGTCGACTGGCATGGAGCGCAAAAACGCGCACGACAATATTAAGGCCACGATGCGCGATGCGCTGATTGAGCGCATGCGTGATGACGTGACCGGCCAGCCGGCCTACAAGCTGACGCCCAAGGGCCGCCAGTGGCTGGAAGATGACCAGGATGATGAATCATGTGTGAAGCCCCAGGCGCAGGTGGGCACCAACAGCGCCAGCAAAGACACGGGTTCTACCGTCGGTAGCAGCGGCATTGGTGCTGATCCTCTCCCTGTGGGCAATGCCGTTAATGCGCCGCCAAAGCCGGACCAAAAGCCGGTGGCGGCGTGCGCTGACGATCAACTGAGCGCGGCCGGCAAGACTATTACGGACTTCTGCGAATGGCTGGCCGGCAAAGCCAAGGTGCGCTGCCCGATGAATCTATGGGAGTGCAGAGCGATCGTCATGGACTTGATGCAGGCCGGTGAGGTGAATGCGGATCTGGAAGCCATGGCGCTGGCGCAGGCGATGACGATCAAAGACCAGGCGGCCGAGATTGAAACGCTGATGGGCGTCAGTGCGGAAATGAGCGTGCGCATTGCTTTGCTTGAAAGCAATGCTGAGTTACCGCTGCAAACCAAGGCAGAGCCTTACGAAAGCCAACTCGGCTACGCCGTCATGGAATACAGCGACGAGGACGTAGAAAAGAACATCCTGCGACTGGTAGAAGCCCGAGATAAGGCCGCAGTTCATGCCTTGCGAACGGGTCAAAAGACCGCCGTCTTTGCGATTATCGACCGCGTTGAGAACGTCAACGTGGAGTGGGCAGCATGAAACCCGCCATCATGATCGATCTGGAAACCCTAGGCCAAGCGCCGGGGTGTGCCATTGCCAGCATTGGCGCCGTTAAGTTTGACCCACACAGCGATTGGATAGGCGCCATGTTTCATGTCCATATCTCGCTCGAATCCTGCCAGCAGCACGGCCTGAGCATGGACGCGTCGACGGTGTTGTGGTGGCTGCAACAAGATGAGCAGGCGCGCGTGACGCTACTCAGTGGCCAAAGCAACGCCACCAACCTGATTACCGCGCTGGATGCCTTTGAAGGCTACTTTGGTGCGGGCGAGGCCATCTGGTGCAACGGCGCCAGCTTTGATTTCCCCATTTTGACGGCCGCTTACAAGGCCATCAACCACCAAGCCCCGTGGCTGTATTGGCACGAGCACGATCTGCGCACGCTTAAAAACCTCAACAAAGGCCAGCGCATTGAGCGCCACGGCACGCACCACAACGCGCTCGACGACGCCATCCACCAGGCGCGCCTGGTGCAACACATTCTGCAAGCTAACCCGGATATGGACGCCTAATGATCACCCTACCGCCCGAAATGACGCGCTGCCTGGCGCACGACAATAAGCCCCGCGCCTTCTGGGATTGCGCCAATACCTGCGCCCGCGCCGTGCAAATTCGCCACGATGCGCGCCCCTCAGAAAACGTCGCGCTCAACTTCTGCGCCTTCCACACCAAGCGCCCGATGTTTATCCCGCTCGACGGCTTCCCGCAGGACGATACGCAATGAGCCTCGTCACCACCCTGCTGCTAAACCAGCCGGTCACCTTGCCCATTGGCCGCCAGCGCAGTCACTACATGGACAACAAACCGCCCCAGGTGCCCGCCTATGCCGCCGCTAACCGGGCGGTCACCATTGCCCGTGTTGCCGCCGTTATTCGCACCCCGCAAACCATTGAGGCTGTCGCTGAAGCCACCGGGGTTAGCCGCGCCACCGTCTGCCACGCACTCAGCGAACTGCGCGACACCTACCGCGCGACGACGGAGAAGCGCGGTCGGAAGACATTTTATTGCTTGGCGGAGGGGGTATGACCGATAAAGAGCGACAAGAGGAAGCGTTGATAGAGGCATTCTCGTCATTTGCTGCCCAATACCCGCAAAGCGCACTATCTATGATGACCGGCTTATTTGTCGGCTTGCTTGAGCATTCCATCCGAGAGCAAGGCGGCGATGAGACGAATTACATCAAAATCGACAGCTGCGGCGCTCGAGATATTACGGTTTCAGCGGTGAGGCAATGACTGCAAAAGAACACCAGCGCATGCAGCGCCTTGAGATTGAGAACGCGGAATTACGCGAGCGCGTCAGAAAAGACATGGGCGTTTGTGCCAAGAACCTCACCGAGATAATCGAACTGAAAGCCACTTTGGAACTAATCCGCGTGGCGATGGAGGATTCATGCCGCTAACCCGCCAACAACTCCGCCACCAAGCCGCCATCGCACGCTATCAAGCTGGGCGCCACAAGCCGCCAACGCGCAAGCAAATGCAGGCATGGCTTGATCCCATCCGAAAAGCCCTGGCCGAGATTCGCACCGGCGAAGTCGACGCCTATCGCGGCTATCCGATTACCCGCATTCACCACGCGGACAATGATTTCGCGCGTGTCGATTTTGCCATCAACGGCTTTTTGGCGCTGATCACTCGCTTGATGCCCGACTACAACGTAACGCCCCTACAGCGCCTGAGCAAAAAGCTGGAAAACGGCGTGATGCTGGACATTATCGACGTGAATGATTGCAGCCTGTTGCTTAACGCCATCGAGAACAAGCTGCTGACATTCACCAGGGCGCAGCTCAAGGACGCGGCTGATCTGGAAATGATCATCATAGAGCTTGAGAGACTGGATTTGCAGGAGGCTGCGTGACCATGCAAATTAACCTAGGATTCGCCGAGCCCGTCGTTGATCGCCGAACAATGCGCGATATCGAACGCGAGCGGCTAGACAATCTCGCACGCTCACCAGCAGTCACCAGCGAAGTGATGGCCGTATTCATGGCTCGCCCTGAAGAATGGCTGAACTACGGGGTCTTTCATCAGATCAAGGAAAAATACGATCTTGGGTTTGATTTCGGAACCACGCTTCGCATTTTGGTGCGCGACGGAAAGATCGAAGAGAAGCACATTTACCACGGCGCCGAAAGTCCGGGCATGACCAAAGACTTGATCGGAAAACGCAAACTGAAAAAAGGAGAGAAACCGCCGCTGCCTTACATGGGCTACTACAGCGTTTATAGATTGAAGGAGGTCGCATGAAAATCCAGACGGGCGACATCGTGGTGACGAACTATGACACCGGACCTTATGTAATCGTCGAGATTCTCGGGCCGTTCACTGAGCCTCACTATCTTGATCAAATAAACGGCGTTGACCGCGACAGCGAGCCGCACTACAGCCTGCGCTGCGGCTGGGCTGGGCCGCGTGCTGAGGGTCATTGCTACAAGGACGACTACTGGCTAAATGGCTTTCGCCTTGACGGCACCAGCGTTTGGGACGATGACCGCCTGACAATTGTTGGCTATCAACCTGGTGTGCAACTTGGTTTACTGGAGGCCGCATGAGTACCCAAGCTGAACTGCACCTGCTGCATACCCGCATCGCAGAACTTGAAAGCACCGTTCAAATTATCGACAAAGGCCACAAGCGCCAGGAGGACAAATTGCGCGATCGGCTGGCCTGTGCGTTTGTTATTGCCGGGGCTTTGCCTGTGGATGTTTACGGGCTGGCGGATCAGGTGCTGAAACATCGGGGGCCACCATGAGCGCCCTATTTGAATTTCCGATTTTCAGCGAAACACTTGGGCCAGCGGAAATCGAAGAAATCACAGGGGCCAAGACCAGCGCCAATCAAATATCGTGGCTGAAAGAAAACGGCTGGGCCTATCTCGTCAAGAAAAGCGGACATCCGGTCGTTGGGCGCATGTACGCCAGGCTCAAACTGTCCGGCATCACCCCGGCAGACATGGCCCCCAAAGCGGCGTGGCGTCCTGACTTTTCAGCGCTATCGTAGTGGAGTAACCTGAAATGATGCGCCCAAAATCCACCGCCCGTGATTTGCCACCGAAAATGCTTCGCCGCACGAAGCGACTGGCCAGCGGTAAGATTTGGGAGGGCTACTACTACAATGGGCGCGACGAGCAGGGGGAAAGGCAAGAAATCCCGCTCGGGACCGACCTGAACGAAGCAAAAAGGAAGTGGGCGGAGTTTGAATGCCAGAAGCCAGCAGACGACACGGGGCTGATGTCGTTCATCTTCGACCGCTACCTTCGCGACGCGCTGCCCACCAAGGCGCCCAAAACCCAAGAGGACAACCGTAGCTGCATCAAGTACCTTCGCAAGGTATTCGGCAATGCTCCTATCGAATCCATTACCCCGCAACACATCGCCCAATACCGAGATGCGCGAGGGGCGAAGGCACCAGTACGTGCCAACCGCGAGGTGTCTCTGCTTTCGGCTATCTTCAACATGGCCCGGGAATGGGGCTATACCGCCAAGGAAAACCCAGCCAAAGGCGTGCGCAAGAACAAGGAAAAGCCACGTGACTACTACGCTGATGACGCCGTTTGGGCCGCCGTATACAAAACGGCATGCCCGGAATTGCAAGACGCGATGGACATCAACTACCTGACCGGCCAGCGCCCTGCCGACGTTCTAAAGATGCGCCATGCCGATATCGTCGACGGCGCGCTTGAGGTCCAGCAGAACAAAACGCAGATGCGGTTGCGCATCCTGCTGACCGTCGACGGCGTGCGGTCGGAGCTTGGTAGAGTGATAGACCGTATCAAGCGCCGTAAGGTGACCGGCCTGTTTATCGTGGCCACCGCCAAAGGGGCTGGCCTCAACAAATGGACGCTGCGTGACCGATTCGAAAAAGCCAGAGAAGATGCCGCCACGGCAGCGATAGAGGCAGAGAACGAAGCTCTAGCCAACAAGATCAGAAAATTCCAGTTTCGCGACATCCGCCCGAAAGCCGCCAGCGAAATGGACCTGGAACACGCCAGCGATTTGCTGGGGCATACCAACCAGCAGATCACTAAACGTGTGTATCAGCGCGTTGGAAAAACCGTTTCACCAACGAAATAGGGGGCAGTTGCGGTATATTTGCCCCCCTGATTATGTGGTGAGTTGCGGAGATGATTGCGGCAAGTTGCGGAGATTATAAAATAAAACCCTTAATAATTAATGGCTTACAAAATACCCCTCTGCATCGAGGACCGACGAGATAATCCAATAATTCAATCACTTGGCTTAAAATCGTTTCCGCAACACCCCTGTTTTTTACCCGCTGAAAGCCCCTATTTGCGGGGGCCTCGTGTCTAGTTGCGGAGATGATTTTTGGTCACTTCCCCCCGCTCATCTTCTTCTGAAACTATTCGGAAACCAAAAATGGACTACAACATCACCCCCGTCACAATCTCAGCCTTCCTTTCAGCCGCGATCAGGTTGGTATAGATCATGTAATCCAGCGCAGCCAGTGTCGATCCCAAACTTAGATTCACGAATGTCAGGCGAGGGTCTTCGATGATGTCCAGAAAGTCATCGATGATCGGATCAGTCAGACGGGCCGCTTTGATGGCCACACGCTCGGGCGAGGTGAAGAGCAGCATGAACTCGACGGGGGAGACGAGGATGGGTTGCGGTGCAACTACAACAGGTATGGGTGGCGTGAAAAGTCCGTTGTTAAACACCCATCCCTGCTGAGCCTCGTCGGGGGCATCAATAAACAAGGCGGCATAACCCTGCCCGAACAGTTGGAATGGGTTTGATTGCACGACTTCTTTAACGATATTGTTTTCGATATAAGCGTATTTCATGGGTTATCCTTTAGTAAAAAATCACGACACAAGCCGCACCACCGCCGCCGCCGACAGTAGAACTACCACCGCCGCCGCCACCAAAGCCACCATAGCCACCCCCACCCCCACCTCCACCACCAAACCCTCCTGTTCCAGGGTAACCATGGCCTGCGCCACCGGCACCGAACCCGCCCGAACCGCCGCCGTTTCCGCTAACAGCAATGCCGCCACCTCCGCCTGGGCCTCCGTCTATGTTTGTGGCAGCTTC